TTATCGAATCGTTAAACCACCCTTTAGTGGGTTTAACGCTACTGCGTTTTGCAGGTAATCAGGCGCAAGGTGCGCATAGGCCATCGTCTGCTGAATGCTCGCATGCCCCAGAATCTGTTGCAGTGCAATTATGTTGCCCCCATTCATCATGAAATGACTTGCGAATGTATGTCGCAGGATATGGGTTGCCTGATTGGGTGGTATATCAGGTTTCACTCTGCGTAAAATCCCGCAAAACTTCTCATAATCAACTTTGAATAATTTGGCACTGGCCTCCTCTTTAACTTTTTTCTCCAGTTCCTCAGAAATCGGCACGGTTCGCTTTTTACCGTTTTTGGTTTTCAGGAAGGTAACCCTGCAATTTGTAATCTGTGCTGGTTTTAGCGTGGCAACTTCCGTCCATCTTCCTCCAGTGCTCAGACATAAAAGCGCGACAAGTAAGTCATCACCAGCCAAAACATTTAACAGTTTTTCGATTTCTGCTTTTTCCAGGAACGTCATTTCAGGGTTGGCCTCCGTCAGTGGCGGCAGTCCGTGAATTGGGTGTTGCCCGGAAAATTCATCCAGTTGAATTAATTTTGTGAACATGCCGGATAATCGGTATATGTCACGATTTATCGTTGCAGCACTGATGCCATCACGTAGTCGCATGGAGCGATAATCCATCAAAGCCCTTTTGTTCATCCGGCTCACCGGTATATCACCTATACCGCTGATGGTTTTGAGCAGATGATTAAACTCTTTTGTCCCATGCTCGTGGTTTTGCCCGTGATATTTCCACCAGATGTCGAGCAATTCTGTCAAAGTTCGGCGGTCTGCTCGCTGGCCTGCCCATTCTTTCTGACTGGCATTGGCGATTGTGTATCGCTCAAATGCTACAGCCTCAGCTTTTCTTTCAAACTTCCTGCGGATGCGTTTTCCGTCGCGACCGCGAGGTCTAATGTCCACTTCATAGCGTCCATCATCGAGCTTCTTAATTGACATAAGAAAGCCCTCTGACGCTGTATTCACCATCTTGGTAACAAATGGTGAAAATGTAATGTTTATAGAGTGTTAACCAGTCTGTTTCCCGGAGTGGTCTGATTCTGTTGGTTTTTGCCCAATGTGTGCGAGAGCCGGCGCGATCTGACCAGCTTGTGGTGACGTATCACCAGTCATTAACCAGAGCGTATATTTTTTAAATAAAGGTGTATTTGTGACTCGCATCACGATGCTGAGACCTGGGTCTTTATGCCCACTTTCGTAATTTTTGACTGTTCCTAGAGCTATCCCGCTAATTTCGCTGAATTTAGCCTGTGTTAAGCCTTCTGCTTTCCTAATCGCTTTCAGTTTTTCGAATGTCTGCATTTGACAGTAACCTATTGGTGACTTATATTCCCGTCAAAAGGTTGTGTATTGGTGACCTTTTGAGTGTGTTAGCCAGTCCCTAGAAAGGACAGGGGCGACCTAGAAGGGACTGGATCTAATAAGGGTAACACGAAAGCAAAAAGGGCTAATCAATGGAAGTCAATGACTATGTGATTCAGTACCCGATTGATGCGGTACATACGGTTAAGTTTGCAGAGTTACTTGGTAAGCCAGAAACGGCTGTAGTCAAGATGGTAAAAGAGAATAAATTGCCAGTTATTGAGCTTCGTGATCCAAGTAAGCCGAACGCTCGTGTCGGTGAGAAGTGGGTTTTCATTCCAGAGTTTAATCGCGCTGTACGTGAGGCGTTTTATAACCGACCGGTTGAACAGCGTGATGCATGGCTTTTGTGGATGGGGTTGTGATTATGAGTGAACCGCGTTGTATTGCTCAGTTACTGCGTAACGAAAGCCCCAGGGCGATTGACTTCACCATCACCCACGGGAAGGGGCGCAAGGGAATCATAATCCGCACCAAAAAACAGAGTCCGTTAAAAAAGGCTCTGACCTTTCTGAAAAGCCGGAGGGTATGGAAATGACAGTGATGACGCTCAATCTCGTTGAAAAACAGCCAGCAACTATGCGCCGGATAATTGGTAAGCATCTGGCCGTCCCTCGCTGGCAGGATACATGTGATTATTATAATCAGATGATGGAGCGCGAACGGCTAACAGTTTGCTTTCATGCTCAGTTAAAACAACGTCACGCAACGATGCGTTTTGAAGAAATGAACGACGTCGAACGTGAACGGCTGGTTTGTGCAATTGATGAATTGCGTGGGGCATTCTCAAAACGCCGTCAGGTTGGCGCAAGTGAGTATGCATATATTAGTTTTTTAACAGTCAGTCAGCGTCGTACTTTATTTATGCATGCCGGATTGACTGAAAAAGAATTCAACCAGCCATACTGGCGAATTAATGAAGAGTCATGTTACTGGCGTGATGCTTTATTCCGTGCATTACGTGAATTATTCAGTCTGTTTGAGTATGCACCGACAATTCTGACGTCGGTAAAACCAGAGCAATATCTGCATTAAGTAATTAACCAGAGTTTTTAACGCACTTAATCGTGCGGGGCTTCTTTTTGCCTGGAGAAAGTCATGCACACAGTTTCTGAAAATCAGTGCGGTATATACGCATTACTGCTGCAACAGGCCAGAACCAAAGCACAGGCCGACGCTGCGACGCGCTTTTCTTCTCATCTTGACGCCATGATTCGCCACATCACAAAGGCGGAGTTATCCCGCGTGGAGATAGTCGAGCTGCTCAGTCAGGAGTCGGAAAAATTTCACAATATCGGATTGTCTCGCGGGGAGGTGCTTTGATGTCCTGTTCTCATTCAGTTGTATTACTGAATAACGCCTTAAAAATCGCCGTTATGAAAAATGGCGATTTGTCTCTTATTCAACTTTGTCTTGATAAAGAAAAACGCGACATAACTGAATCTGTTATCGCGATTTATCAGAATGAATTAAACCTCCTGTCTGATGTGGTCAATTTACTTGTTAAACGCGCTGTATTCCACAAGCAAATTTCCTCCGTGGATGAACTGACGAAATTAACGACAGAAATCGCCAGCTATTGCGCTGATGAATTTAAAAAACTGAACGACAAAAGGAACTGGTAATGCCGGACAACGTAGATTTTATTCAGGAACAACAGGCTGAATTACTGGAGCGCCAGATTAACGCGGCAAGGGTAAAACATTGTGGTGTTTCTGCGCTGGTTTGCGAAGAGTGTGATGCGCCAATACCTGCTGCCCGTCGTGCGGCTTATCCGTCAGCCACGCGTTGTGTTTCCTGTCAGTCAGTCTTTGAAGCAAAAAACAAACATTACCGGAGAACGGCATGAGTATTCGTATTGAAATTGGCGAACGTTATGTCGTTACCAGTGACAGCTTTCAGTTTATTCTCCACGAGAAAAAGAGAGCGGAAAGCGGTAAAAACGCCGGTCAGGAATGGCTGGCGGTGGTTGGTTATTACCCGAAATTAAGCCAGCTCGTTTCCGGCCTGATGCATCACGATATTCTGACCGGAAGCGCAAAATCTTTTGCCGATTTAAACGCGCAGGTTGAGCAACTCAGCAAGCGTTGTTCAGAGGCGTTCTCCAGAGGAGCGTCTGAATGATTACTGATGCACGTTGCCATACTGAAAATACCATCAATGTTATTTTTGTTTCAGGTGGAAAGGACAGCCTTGCTCAGTGGCTTGTCGCTATTGAAGAAAATGTACCCATATTGCCGGTTTTTGCTGATACGGGACATGAACATCCACAGACAATGAAATATCTGGATTATCTGGAAAAACGGCTTGGCCCAATTAAAAGAGTCAGGGCTGATTTTTCCTGCCGGATTGAATCAAAGCGCAAGTTTATCCAGACCAAATGGCCTGATTTGTTGGTTAACGATTGTGGAATGTCGGAAGAAGAAGCACGCCAGCGCATCAGTTGTGCGCTGGAAATTCTCAAACCAACGGGTATCCCGTTTCTTGATTTGTGTTTGTGGAAGGGGCGTTTCCCATCAACCAAAGCCAGATTTTGCACATTTGAACTGAAACATGAGCCCGTGCGTTCTCAGGTAATATTGCCTTTACTCAATGAATTTGAGGAAGTGATTAGCTGGCAGGGAGTGCGTGCTCAGGAATCGCCATCACGCGCAGCTTTACCTGTCTGGGAAGAGGATGCAGACAACACCCCCGGATTGCATGTATATCGCCCGATTTTGCACTGGAAGCATGAAGATGTATTTGCAATAGCCAGAAGACATGACATTAAGCCAAATCCGTTATATCAGCAGGGGTGTGGCCGTGTTGGTTGTATGCCATGTATTCATGTCCGTAAATCTGAACTGGCAGAAATTTTTCGCCGGTGGCCGGAGGAAATAAAACGGGTTGCTGAATGGGAACGACTGGTTGCGTCGTGCTCCCGTCGGGGAAATTCCACTTTTTTCCCATCCACACATGATCCGCTACGCGCAGAACGTCGTATTGAGATTGTAACAGTCGAGGCATACGGAATAGAAACCTACCATGACTGGACAATGACAACGCGTGGGGGTACTCAGTTTGATTTACTGGCTTCGGCGAATGATAAAGCCGTTTGCAGTAGTGTCTATGCCGGTGTATGTGAATGAGTCATTCTTTCCAGGAGCAATACACCTGCGTACCTCCGTCTGCGTTTGCCGCAGGCACCGGTAAGGCGTTTACCGGTGCTTATGCATGGAATGCGCCACGCGAGGCTGTCGGGCGCGAAAGACCCCTTACACGTGACGAGATGCGTCAGGTGCAAGGTGTTTTATCCACGATTAACCGCCTGCCTTACTTTTTGCGCTCGCTGTTTACTTCACGCTATGACTACATCCGGCGCAATAAAAGCCCGGTGCACGGGTTTTATTTCCTCACATCCACTTTTCAGCGCCGTTTATGGCCGCGTATTGAGCGCGTGAATCAGCGCCATGAAATGAACACCGACGCGTCGTTGCTGTTTCTGGCAGAGCGTGACCATTATGCGCGTCTGCCGGGGATGAATGACAAGGAGCTGAAAAAGTTTGCCGCCCGTATCTCATCGCAGCTTTTCATGATGTATGAGGAACTCTGCGATGCATGGGTTGATGCACATGGCGAGAAAGAATCGCTGTTTACAGATGAGGCGCAGGCGCATCTGTATGGTCATGTTGCTGGCGCTGCACGTGCTTTCAATATTTCCCCTCTCTACTGGAAAAAATACCGTAAAGGACAGATGACCACGAGGCAGGCATATTCTGCCATTGCCCGTCTGTTTAACGATGAGTGGTGGACTCATCAGCTTAAAGGCCAGCGTATGCGCTGGCATGAGGCGTTACTGATTGCTGTCGGGGAGGTCAATAAAGACCGTTCTCCTTATGCCAGTAAACATGCCATTCGTGATGTGCGTGCGCGCCGCCAGGCAAATCTGGAATTTCTTAAATCGTGTGACCTTGAAAACAAGGAAACCGGCGAGCGCATCGACCTTATCAGTAAGGTGATGGGCAGTATTTCTAATCCTGAAATTCGCCGGATGGAGCTGATGAACACCATCGCCGGTATTGAGCGTTACGCCGCAGCAGAGGGTGATGTGGGGATGTTTATCACGCTGACCGCGCCGTCAAAGTATCACCCGACACGTCAGGTCGGAAAAGGCGAAAGTAAAACCGTGCAGCTTAATCACGGCTGGAACGATGAGGCATTTAATCCAAAGGATGCGCAGCGTTATCTCTGCCGTATCTGGAGCCTGATGCGCACGGCATTCAAGGATAATGATTTACAGGTCTACGGTTTGCGAGTCGTCGAGCCACACCACGACGGAACGCCGCACTGGCATATGATGCTTTTTTGTAATCCACGCCAGCGTAACCAGATTATTGAAATCATGCGTCGCTACGCGCTCAAAGAGGATGGCGACGAAAGAGGAGCTGCGCGAAACCGTTTTCAGGCAAAACACCTTAACCGGGGCGGTGCTGCGGGATATATCGCGAAATACATTTCAAAAAACATCGACGGCTATGCACTGGATGGTCAGCTCGATAACGATACCGGCAGGCCGCTGAAAGACACTGCCGCGGCTGTTACCGCATGGGCGTCAACGTGGCGCATTCCGCAATTTAAAACGGTTGGCCTGCCGACAATGGGGGCTTACCGTGAACTACGCAAATTGCCTCGCGGCGTCAGCATTGCTGATGAGTTTGACGAACGCGTCGAGGCTGCACGCGCTGCCGCAGACAGTGGCGATTTTGCGCTGTATATCAGCGCGCAGGGTGGGGCAAATGTCCCGCGCGATTGCCAGACTGTCAGGGTCGCCCGTAGCCCCTCGGATGACGTTAACGAGTACGAGGAAGAAGTCGAGAGAGTGGTCGGCATTTACGCGCCGCATCTCGGGGCGCGTCATATTCATATCACCAGAACGACGGACTGGCGCATTGTGCCGAAAGTTCCGGTCGTTCAGCCTTTGACTTTAAAAAGCGGCATCGCCGCGCCTCGGAGTCCTGTCAATAACTGTGGAAAGCTCACCGGTGGTGATACTTCGTTACCGGCTCCCACACCTTCTGAACACGCCGCAGCAGTGCTTAATCTGGTTGATGACGGTGTTATCGAATGGAATGACACGGAGGTCGTGAGGGCGCTCAGGGGGGCATTAAAACACGACCTGAGAACACCAAATCGTCAGCAAAGAAACGGAAGCCCGTTAAAACCACATGAAATTGCACCATCGGCCAGACTGACCCGGTCGGAAAGAATGCAAATTACCCGTATCCGCGTTGACCTTGCTCAGAACGGTATCAGGCCGCAGCGATGGGAGCTTGAGGCGCTGGCGCGTGGCGCGACCGTAAATTATGACGGGAAAAAATTCACGTATCCGGTTGCTGATGAGTGGCCGGGATTTTTACAAACAGAAATTGTTTTTGGGATTAATAAGTTATCTCTAAGCTAAGACGCTCAAAGCAAGAGATTATTTTACTGTACGTAGCCATCTGGAATTGTGGCTGTGTTAAAACGCTCAAGATTTTTTGGATATCCAGTTATACTCCGCTTAGAAATCATTCGGAGACTAAGATGGCGGTAAAAGTTGTTGATCTTTTTTGCGGTGCTGGCGGTTTAACGCACGGCTTACATTTGGCCGGATTGGACGTTGTCGCAGGCATTGATTTAGAAGGTGAGTGTCGTGTTGCATACGAAAGCAATAATGATGCACTTTTTATTGAAAAAGATATATCTCTGGTGACAAAAGATGAAATCGAAAATCTTTTTGAAGGGGCAAGTGTTAAAGTATTGGCCGGATGTGCACCTTGTCAGCCATTTTCTAAATATACTCAGGGAAAAGATAAAAAAAATGATAAAAAGTGGCCGTTATTATATGAGTTTGAACGTTTAATAAAAGACACGAAACCAGAAATAGTTACAATGGAAAACGTTCCTGATGTGACAAAACATTCTGTCTATGATGATTTTTATAATACCTTAATAGCATTGGGTTATTATGTTTGGGCAAATAAGATTGAATGTGTAGATTTTGAGGTTCCGCAAAACAGAGTGAGGCATGTATTACTCGCATCTAAATTTGCGCCGATTTCTCTGATGAAACCACAAACATCGGTAAAGCTGACAGTTAGGGATTGCATTGGTAATTTACCTTCGATTGAAGCGGGACAAGCAGATCCAAAAGACCCTCTCCATAAGGCGAGTAGATTGAGTGAAATTAATCTCAAACGTATTCTACATTCAAAACCGGGGGGGACATGGAGGGATTGGCCTGCTGAATTAATCGCTTCATGTCATGCCAAGAAAAGTGGGCAGGGATATGCCAGTGTTTATGGTCGTATGTCTTGGGATAAACCGAGTCCAACGATAACTACACTTTGTTATGGTTTTGGTAATGGACGTTTTGGTCATCCCGAGCAGCATCGTGCAATCTCACTTAGGGAAGCAGCATTACTTCAAACGTTTCCTGTTACATATTCATTTACCCAACCGGGCGAGCCGATCAAAATGAAAAATGTCGGGCGTATGATAGGTAATGCTGTTCCTGTAAACTTAGGTAAAGCGATTGGTCTTTCAATAGTACATCATTTGAAAGAGTTTCACCCCGCCGCTCTTAAATAAGCCTGAGTATCAAGATAAATTTGTATATTTTCAAGGATGCAGTTGAGATAATGAAAAACTTCATCCTTCATTTCTGTTAGTGTATCAATAGATGTATCTCTGCCTTTGTTTCTAAATGATTCAGAACCATGAGCAAGGTCGTTTCTGGCCTTTTTTATTGGAAGTAAATTGCAACCATTTCGCGTTATTTCTGAATCTGTATCTGCTGAGAAGCCATATTTTTCAGCGACTTCTCTAATTTTTCTAGCATCAACATTTCCAGAAAATAACGGATTTTTATTTGATTGGATAAGTTTTTTGTGAGCGTTTAGCCACTCTTTAAATATAACTTTTGCAATGTTCCCTTGTGAGAAGTCTATTTTCCCATTTGGTGATTGTAAACTATGAAATGCTACTCTTGTAAGGTTTTCATTTACAGTGTCTGCACATAATGACTCATTAGACATTAAAACATTATGAATGTCTTCTATTGCATTGGAAATGGTTGCTTCAATGAGATTGTACAATATAATAAATGCATTAGCCTTTAAAATATGAGTCATATCAATATCAATGGGTTGTTGTATAGGCGCATCGCTTGTATTCTCTTTATAGACTAGAGATGGTTTTTTGTTTATTAGTAACTGAATGAATGAGAAGTATTCATTAATATCTTGCATTCTTTCTTGGAAAAGAATTTTACTTGTCATCTCCTCCATTTACTTGGCCTCACTCCATATTTTCATCTTCATCTTCATTTTCATCTTCGTCGACTGTATTTTCTGGAATGTCTTTCCCAAGCAACTTGTTTTTTACATATTCAATGCGTGCTTTAACTTTGGGTTTAGAGTTGCTGGCATCTGAACGTGTGTGCGTGATAAACTCTTTCGAGTTGATCCAGTCATCAATATTTTTAGGAACTAAATTGGGTTCTTCCTCCAGTGCTAATGTTGCACCGACGGCAAGAGCTTCGAAACGAATCCTAGGAACAGTGGTGGCGTTTTTCACCTTTCTGAAACCATTTGGGAAATGTGTATTAATGAATTGGCACATTTTATGAAACTTTTCCGCCAGCATAGCTGCGTTTTCATCTGTATATTCGGCATTTTTACGTTTTAAATAGGTTGTAAGAAATTCATCAACGCTTTTTCTGAAATCAAGATATTCTTCAGTGTAGGCAAAGTAGCGTAGTGCCAATTCTGGATATTCAGAGCGACGTTTTCTTGCATCTCCCAAAGGACAGATGCTATGAAATAGAGGATCTTCGGAAATTTCATTGATAAATGCAAGGAATGGCCCATCATAGCTACCTTGCCGTTGTTCCATTGTTGTTAGTTTTTTTCCGCCAGTATTCAGACGGTCAAAAATTTCCCTTCTTGTCTCTTCGTCACAATGTTCTGTAAGTTCAATCATTCGAATAGTTTTTCTATCAAAACGTAGGCGACGGGGAGTACTGAAATCAGAATATTTAAAACCATTGGCTGTGACTAATTTCTGCAGGCCTTCAAGAGTTAGTTTATTATTGGTAAATTGGTGTAGGGTTCTTATTCGTTGGCTACCGTCAACAATTTCAAGTCTACCTTCGTTTTCACCTGAACCAATATCGGCAACGAATATGTAAGGTATAGGAAGATTTAAAAGCAGAGATTCAATGAAACGGGATTTTTGCTTGTTGTCCCAGATAAACTCCCTTTGGTAGTCAGGTATAAAAAGCTCTGCCTCATCTTCTTCAAGACCATTCTGAAATTTGTCCACAATAACACTTATCGGGAACTCACGTATTTCATGGTCAGTGATTTTTTGCATTTCAACTATGCTTTGATCTAAAAGCTCCTTTTCTTCTTTAGTTTTTGGGGTATGTTCTGCTTTTTTTCTCGCCATGAGCTTATTATCCTACTATGCGTGTGATTGCATTAAATTGCATGTTAAACAAAAGCATAATCTATATCAGTCAATCAGCCAGTGGCAAGGTGTTGTGATTACAATGCAACTGCATTAGAACCGACTCATGAAGCGGGCGGGCGAGGCGGGGAAAGCACTGCGCGCTGGCGGTGGTGCTGATTTTATTTTTTCAGCGTCTGAGCGCGTCGTGACGGCGTTTAGATTGTGCGCCGGGGCGTTGGGTGTCTGCGGGCTGTTTTGTGCGGTGGTGAGCGTGTGAGGGCGTGATGGCGGGTTGTAAAAAAGCCGCCCGCAGGCGGCGATGTTCAGCCGTTGTCAGTGTCCAGTGAGTAGTTTTTAAAGCGGATGACCTCCTGACTGAGCCAGCCGTTTATTTCCCGAATCCTGTCCTGTAACGGGATAAGCTCATTGCGGACAAAGACCTTTGCCACTTTCTCAATATCACCCAGCGCCCCGACGTTCTCCGGCTTGCCCCCCATCAACTGAAAGGGGATGCGGTGCGCGTCCAGCAGGTCAGCGGCGCTGGCTTTTTTGATATTAAAAAAATCGTCCTTCGTTGCCACTTCACTGAGCGGGATAATTTTAATGCCGTCGGCTTTCCCCTGTGGGGCATAGAGAAACAGATTTTTAAAGTTATTGCGGCCTTTCGACTTAACCATGTTTTCGCGAAGCATTTCGATATCGTTGCGATCCTGCACGGCATCGGTGACGTACATGATGTATCCGGCATGTGCGCCGTTTTCGTAATACTTGCGGCGGAACAGCGTGGCCGACTCATTCAGCCAGGCAGAGTTAAGGGCGCTGAGATATTCCGGCAGGCCGTACAGCTCCTGATTAATATCCGGCTCCAGCAGGTGAAACACTGAGCCGGGCGTGAAAGGTGTCGGCTCGTTGAAGGACGGCACCCACCAGTAAACATCCTCCTCCACACCACGGCGGGTATATTTTGCCGGTGAGGTTTCCAGTCTGATGACCTTACCGGTGGTGCTGTATCGCTTTTCCAGAAACGCATTACCGAACACCAGAAAATCCAGCACAAAGCGGCTGAAATCCTGCTGGGAAAGCCATGGATGCGGGATAAATGTCGAGGCCAGAATATTACGTTTGACGTAAATCGGTGAGCTGTGATGCACGGCAGCACGCAGGCTTTTTGCCAGACCGGTAAAGCTGACCGGTGGCTCATACCATCTGCCGTTACTGATGCACTCGACGTAATCCAGAATGTCACGGCGGTCGAGTACCGGCACCGGTTCACCAAAGGTGAATGCTTCCATTTTCGGGGCGCTGGCGGTCATTTTTTTTGCCGCAGGTTGCGGTGTTTTCCCTTTTTTCTTGCTCATCAGTAAAACTCCAGAATGGTGGATGTCAGCGGGGTGCTGATACCGGCGGTGAGTGGCTCATTTAACAGGGCGTGCATGGTCGCCCAGGCGAGGTCGGCGTGGCTGGCTTCCTCGCTACGGCTGGCCTCATAGGTGGCGCTGCGTCCGCTGCTGGTCATGGTCTTGCGGATAGCCATAAACGAGCTGGTGATGTCGGTGGCGCTGACGTCATATTCCAGACAGCCACGGCGGATAACGTCTTTTGCCTTGAGCACCATTGCGGTTTTCATTTCCGGCGTGTAGCGGATATCGCGCGCGGCGGGATAGAACGAGCGCACGAGCTGGAACACGCCGACACCGAGGCCGGTGGCATCAATACCGATGTATTCGACGTTGTATTTTTCAGTGAGTTTGCGGATGGATTCCGCCTGAGTGGCAAAGTCCATACCTTTCCACTGGTGACGCTCAAGGATCCTGAATTTGCCACCGGCCACCACCGGCGGTGCCAGCACCACGCATCCGGCGCTGTCGCCACGGTGTGACGGGTCGTAACCAATCCATACCGGGCGGGAGCCGAACGGATTGGCGGCAAAGGGGGCATAGTCTTCCCATTCTTCCAGCGTGTCGACCATGCAGCGTTGCAGCTCCTCGAACGGGAACACCGATGCCTTGTCGTCAACAAATTCACACATGAACAGATTTTTAAAATCATCGGCGCTGTTTTCACGTTTGAGCTGCTCAATGTCGAACAGTGTGCAGCCACCTTTCAGGGCGTCCTCAATGGTGACAATCTGCCGCCACTGGCCGTCCGCACAGAGAAGACCTCCGGCAAGTGCGTTATGACTGACGTCGATTTCCACGCGTTCGGCGGCGCTGGCGCGTCCCCGGTTGAACAGTTCACCCGACCAGAACGGGTAGGCGTCGTGCGCCAGCGTGGACGGGGTGGAGAAATAGGTCGAGCGCAGGTGACTCTGTGAGGCCATACCTGATGCCACCTTACGCAGTACCTGAAAATTCGGGATCCAGAAAATCTCGTCGACGTACAGGTCACCGTTATGGCTCTGCGCGGTGTTGGAGTTGGTGCCGAGAAAAATCAGTTTTGCGCCGTTATTGCCCAGGACAATCGGGTCACCGGTCAGGTCAACGTCAACCAGCCGGGCAAAGGCGATGATGTATTCGCGGAACACATACGCCTGCGTTTTACTGGCCGACAGAAAAATCTGGTTATGACCGGTTTTCAGGGCGCGCAGCAGCGCCTCGCGGGAGAAATAAAACGTCGCGCCAATCTGGCGGGATTTCAGGATATCGCGGATGCGGTGCTCAAGCCCGGCGCGATACCAGTGCAACTGATATTCGAAAGACTGCTCAAAGAAAATCTGCTCCAGCTTTTCGATGGCCTCGTCACTGAAAAAATTCTTTTTCGGTTTGCGACGCCCGCCTTTGTTGCGGTTAGCGACGTTCGGATTAAGGTCTGCCTCGTTGCCGGTCTGACTGTAGCGGTTTACCCGTGCCAGTCGTTCAATCTGGCGTCCGAGCAGGTCAATTTCCTTGAAGTCACCGCCGGTTTTCTGCGGTTTGATGATGAGCTGGGTCAGCCGCGCTTCCAGACTCATTTCGACACGGCTGATGGGGGCAACACTGTCCCAGCCGTCGCGCTGTTTCCAGCTCTGCACCGTCGGACGTTTCATCTGCAACATGGCGGCAATCTGCGGCACGGAAAACCCCTGCCAGTACAGCAGCGCCGCCTGACGACGCGGGTCGTGTAAAAGAGTGGTGTCTGTGGTGATGGTCATGAATACCTCGCCGTGATGAATACACGGCAAGGCTACTGAGTCGCGCCCCGCGATTCGCTAAGGTGCTGTTGTGTCAGTGATAAGCCATCCGGGACTGATGGCGGAGGATGCGCATCGTCGGGAAACTGATGCCGACATGTGACTCCTCTAATCACTATTCAGGACTCCTGACAATGGCAAAAAAAGTCTCAAAATTCTTTCGTATCGGCGTTGAGGGTGACACCTGTGACGGGCGTGTCATCAGTGCGCAGGATATTCAGGAAATGGCCGAAACCTTTGACCCGCGAGTCTATGGTTGCCGCATTAACCTGGAACATCTGCGCGGCATCCTGCCTGACGGTATTTTTAAACGTTATGGCGATGTGGCCGAACTGAAGGCCGAAAAGATTGACGATGATTCGGCGCTGAAAGGCAAATGGGCGCTGTTTGCGAAAATCACCCCGACCGATGACCTTATCGCGATGAACAAGGCCGCGCAGAAGGTCTACACCTCAATGGAAATTCAGCCGAACTTTGCCAACACCGGCAAATGTTATCTGGTGGGGCTGGCCGTCACCGATGACCCGGCAAGCCTCGGCACGGAATACCTGGAATTCTGCCGCACGGCAAAACACAACCCCCTGAACCGCTTCAAATTAAGCCCTGAAAATCTGATTTCAGTGGCAACGCCCGTTGAGCTGGAATTTGAAGACCTGCCTGAAACCGTGTTCACCGCCCTGACCGAAAAGGTGAAGTCCATTTTTGGCCGCAAACAGGCCAGCGATGACGCCCGTCTGAGTGACGTGCATGAAGCGGTGACCGCTGTTGCTGAACATGTGCAGGAAAAACTGAGCGCCACTGAGCAGCGCCTCGCTGAGATGGAAACCGCCTTTTCCGCACTTAAGCAGGATGTGACTGACAGGGCGGATGAAACCAGCCAGGCATTCACCCGCCTGAAAAACAGTCTCGACAACACCGAAAGTCTGACCCAGCAGCGCCGCAGCAAGGCCACCGGCGGTGGCGGTGACGCCCTGATGACGAACTGCTGACCGGCGTCAGTCAGTCCGGAAAAACCTTCACGATTAACCCTTTATTTCAGGAAAAACTATGCGCCAGGAAACCCGCTTTAAATTTAATGCCTACCTGTCCCGTGTTGCCGAACTGAACGGCATCGACGCCGGTGATGTGTCGAAAAAATTCACCGTTGAACCGTCGGTCACCCAGACCCTGATGAACACCATGCAGGAGTCCTCTGATTTCCTGACCCGCATCAACATTGTGCCGGTCAGCGAAATGAAAGGGGAAAAAATTGGCATCGGTGTCACCGGCTCCATCGCCAGCACCACCGACACCGCCGGTGGCACCGAGCGTCAGCCGAAGGACTTCTCGAAGCTGGCGTCTAACAAGTACGAATGCGACCAGATTAACTTCGATTTTTATATCCGCTACAAAACGCTGGACCTGTGGGCGCGTTATCAGGATTTCCAGCTCCGTATCCGTAACGCCATTATCAAACGCCAGTCCCTTGATTTCATCATGGCCGGTTTTAACGGCGTGAAGCGTGCCGAAACCTCTGACCGCAGCAGCAATCCGATGTTGCAGGATGTGGCGGTCGGCTGGCTGCAGAAATACCGCAATGACGCCCCGGCGCGCGTGATGAGCAAGGTCACTGACGAGGAAGGCCGCACCACCTCTGAGGTTATCCGCGTGGGTAAGGGCGGTGATTATGCCAGCCTCGATGCACTGGTGATGGATGCGACCAACAACCTGATTGAGCCGTGGTATCAGGAAGACCCTGACCTTGTGGTGATTGTGGGGCGTCAGCTACTGGCGGACAAGTATTTCCCCATCGTCAACAAGGAGCAGGACAACAGCGAAATGCTGGCCGCTGACGTCATCATCAGCCAGAAACGCATCGGTAACCTGCCAGCGGTGCGCGTCCCGTACTTCCCGGCGGATGCGATGCTCATCACGAAGCTGGAAAACCTGTCCATCTACTACATGGATGACAGCCATCGCCGCGTGATTGTGGAAAACCCGAAACTCGACCGCGTGGAGAACTACGAGTCAATGAACATTGATTACGTGGTGGAAGACTACGCCGCCGGTTGTCTGGTGGAAAAAATTAAGGTCGGTGATTTTTCCACACCGGCTAAAGCGACCGCAGAGCTGGGAGCGTAACCGATGACGAGTCCCGCACAGCGCCACATGATGCGGGTCTCGGCAGCGATGACCGCGCAGCGGGAAGCCGCCCCGCTGCGACATGCAACTGTCTATGAGCAGATGCTGGTTAAGCTCGCCGCAGACCAGCGCACACTGAAAGCGATTTATTCAAAAGAGCTTAAGGCCGCGAAAAAACGCGAACTGCTGCCGTTCTGGTTGCCGTGGGTGAACGGCGTGCTGGAGCAGGGCAAAGGTGCACAGGATGACATTCTGATGACGGTCATGCTGTGGCGTCTGGATACCGGCGATATTGCCGGTGCGCTGGAGATTGCCCGTTATGCCCTGAAGTACGGTCTGACCATGCCGGGTAAACACCGCCGTACCCCGCCGTACATGTTCACCGAGGAGGTGGCGCTTGCGGCCATGCGCGCTCACGCTGCCGGTGAGTCTGTGGATACCCGCCTGCTGACGGACACCCTTGAACTGACCGCCACGGCTGACATGCCTGATGAAGTGCGCGCAAAGCTGCACAAAATCACCGGTCTGTTTCTGCGTGACGCTGGTGATGCCGCAGGGGCGCTGGCGCACCTGCAACGCGCGACACAGCTCGACTGTCAGGCAGGCGTCAAAAAAGAGATTGAACGACTGGAGCGGGAGCTGAAACCGAAGCCGGAGCCGCAGCCAAAAGCGGCCACCCGTACCCCGCGTAAGACCCGGAGCGTGACACCGGCAAAACGTGGACGCCCGAAAAAGAAAGCCAGTTAACAACCGAATGCGCCCCGCGCCAGGGCGGCACGCCGGTCAGTGAGGGTGAATCACCTGACACTGCACCGGCGTCCACCGCCCGACTTTTCAGAGGTAGTCATGATGACGCTGATTATTCCGCGAAAGGAGGCTCCCGTGTCCGGTGAGGGTACGGTGGTCATCCCGCAACCGGCAGGCGACGAGCCGGTGATTAAAAACACGTTCTTTTTTCCCGATATCGACCCGAAGCGCGTCCGGGAACGTATGCGCCTTGAGCAGACCGTCGCCCCTGCCCGTCTGCGTGAGGCCATCAAGTCAGGCATGGCTGAAACGAATGCGGAGCTGTACGAGTACCGCGAACAGAAAATTGCCGCCGGTTTTACGCGTCTGGCTGACGTCCCGGCGGACGACATCGACGGTGAAAGCATCAAAGTTTTTTACTACGAGCGCGCCGTGTGTGCGATGGCGACCGCATCGCTTTATGAGCGTTATCGCGGCGTGGATGCCAGTGCGAAAGGCGACAAGAAGGCCGACAGCATTGACAGCACCATTGATGAACTGTGGCGGGATATGCGCTGGGCGGTGGCGCGTATCCAGGACAAGCCGCGCTGCATCGTGAGTCAAATCTGATGAAGACCTTTGCGCTACAGGGCGACACGCTCGACGCCATTTGTGTCCGGTATTACGAGCGCACTGAGGGCGTGGTCGAGGCTGTGCTCGCCGCAAATCCGGGACTGGCTGAACTGGGTGCGGTGCTGCCGCACGGCACCGCCGTCGAACTGCCCGACGTTCAGACCGCGCCCGTGGCTGAAACTGTCAATCTGTGGGAGTAACGCATGACAGCAGAAGAAAAAAGCGTCCTGTCGCTTTTCATGATTGGGGTGCTGATTGTTGTCGGCAAGGTGCTTGCCGGTGGTGAACCCATCACCCCGCGTCTGTTTATCGGGCGCATGTTGCTCGGTGGTTTTGTCTCGATGGTTGCCGGTGTTGTTCTGGTGCAGTTTCCTGACCTGTCACTGCCTGCGGTGTGCGGCATCGGCTCCATGCTGGGTATCGCCGGTTATCAGGTGATTGAGATTGCCATTCAGCGCCGCTTTAAGGGCAGGGGGAAACCGTAATGCCGGTAATTAACACGCATCAGAATATCGCCGCCTTTCTCGACATGCTGGCCGTGTCCGAAGGGACGGCGAACCATCCGCTGACGAAAAACCGGGGCTATGACGTGATAGTCACCGGACTGGACGGAAAGCCGGAAATTTTCACCGACTACAGTGACCACCCGTTCGCGCATGGCCGACCGGCGAAGGTGTTTAACCGTCGCGGTGAAAAATCAACGGCCTCCGGTCGCTATCAGCAGCTTTACCTGTTCTGGCCGCATTACCGCAAACAGCTTGCCCTGCCGGATTTCAGTCCGTTGTCACAGGACAGACTCGCCATTCAGTTGATCCGCGAACGCGGCGCACTGGATGACATCCGGGCGGGACGCATTGAGCGCGCCATTTCACGCTGTCGCAATATCTGGGCGTCCCTGCCGGGTGCCGGTTACGGTCAGCGTGAGCATTCACTGGAAAAACTGGTCACCGTCTGGCGTACCGCTGGCGGCGTACCGGCTTAAACGGAGTAAACACCATGAAGAAATTATCCCTTTCACTGATGCTGAACGTGTCGCTGGCGCTGATGCTGGCACTGTCCCTGATTTACCCGCAGAGCGTGGCCGTCAATTTTGTCGCCGCCTGGGCGATTCTGGCGACGGTTATCTGTGTGGTTGCCGGTGGTGTCGGCGTGTATGCCACTGAGTATGTGCTGGAACGCTACGGGCGGGAGCTGCCGCCGGAATCGCTGGCCGTGAAGATTGTCACGTCGCTGTTTTTGCAGCCGGTGCCGTGGTGCAGACGGGCAGTGGCTCTGGTGATGATGGTGGCGACATTTATCTCGCTGGTCGCCGCCGGATGGATTTTTACCGCGCTGATTTATCTCGTGGCGTCACTGTTTTTCCGGCTGATACGCACGGCCTGCCATCAGCGTTTTGAGGGGCGGGAACCATGTCAAGGCTGATGATTGTGCTGGTTGTGTTGTTATCGCTGGCGGTGGCGGGGCTGTTTCTGGTGAAGCATGAAAACGCCAGCCTGCGCGCCTCGCTGGACAGGGCGAACAACGTCGCCAGTGAACAGCAGACGACCATCACCATGCTGAAAAACCAGCTTCATGTTGCCCTTACCAGGGCAGACAAAAACGAGCTGGCGCAGGTGGCACTGCGTCAGGAACTGGAGAACGCCGCGAAACGTGAAGCACAGCGCGAGAAAACCATCACGAGGTTACTTAATGAAAACGAAGATTTTCGCCGCTGGTATGGTGCTGACCTGCCTGATGCTGTGCGCCGGTTGCACCAGCGTCCGGCCTGCACTGACGCCAGTGATTGTCCACAACGCCTGCCCGAAAGTGAGTCTTTGCCCGATGCCGGGCAGTGACCCGCAGACGAACGGTGATTTAAGTGCCGATATCCGGCAGCTTGAGAACGCGCTGGCGCGCTGTGCCAGCCAGGTAAAAATGATTAAACACTGTCAGGACGAAAACGATGCTCAAACCCGACAGCCTGCGCAGGGCGCTGACTGATGCCGTCACGGTGCTGAAAACTAACCCCGATATGCTGCGGATATTCGTGGATAACGGGAGTATTGCCTCCACGCTGGCGACGTCGCTGTCATTCGAAAAGCGTTACACGCTCAATGTCATTGTGACCGACTTTACCGGTGATTTTGACCTGCTCATCGTGCCGGTGCTGGCGTGGCTGCGGGAAAATCAGCCCGACATCATGACCACCGACGCAGGCCAGAAAAAGGGCTTCACGTTTTATGCAGACATCAACAATGACAGCAGCTTTGATATCAGCATCAGCCTGATGCTGACCGAGCGCACGCTGGTCAGTGAGGTGGACGGCGCGCTGCATGTGAAGAATATCCCGGAACCCCCGCCGCCGGAGCCGGTCACCCGCCCGATGGAGCTTTATATCAATGGCGAACTGGTGAGCAAGTGGGATGAATGAGTTTAAGCGTTTTGAAGACCGGCTGACAGGACTGACTGAATCGCTGTCACCGTCAGGGCGTCGGCGGCTGAGTGCAGAGCTGGCGAAGCGTCTGCGGCAGAGTCAGCAGCGTCGGGTGATGGCACAGAAAGCCCCGGACGGCACACCCTACGCGCCACGCCAGCAGCAGAGCGCCAGAAAAAAGACCGGTCGTGTTAAGCGAAAAATGTTTGCGAAACTTATCACCAGTCGTTTTTTGCATATCCGCGCCAGCCCGGAACAGGCATCAATGGAATTTTACGGCGGGAAGTCGCCGAAAATCGCCAGTGTGCATCAGTTCGGTCTGTCGGAAGAAACCCGGAAAGACGGTAAGAAAATTGATTATCCTGCGCGTCCTCTGCTCGGCTTTACCGGTGAGGATGTGCAGATGATTGAAGAGATTATCCTGGCTCACCTCGACCGTTAGTTGTGCCATTCCCGACACCTCATCGTCACATTGCCGCCGGTATGACCCGGCGGCATCCTTCCCGTTATGAACACTCTCGCAAATATTCAGGAACTCGCGCGCGCACTGCGCAACATGATTCGCACCGGCGTTATCGTCGAAACCGACCTTAACGCCGGTCGCTGCCGTGTGCAGACCGGCGGCATGTGTACCGACTGGCTGCAGTGGCTGACCCATCGCGCCGGTCGTTCGCGCACATGGTGGGCACCTTCCGTGGGGGAACAGGTGCTGATTCTGTCCGTGGGCGGTGAACTCGACACGGCGTTTGTTCTGCCGGGGATTTATTCCGGCGATAATCCCGCGCCGTCTGCGTCGGCGGATGCCCTGCATATCCGTTTCCCTGACGGGGCGGTGATTGAGTATGAACCCGAAACCAGTGCGCTCACGGTAAGCGGAATTAAAACGGCCAGCGTGACGGCTTCCGGTTCTGTTACTGCCACTGTGCCGGTGGTCATGGTGAAAGCGTCAACCCGCATCACCCTGGACACACCGGAGGTGGTCTGCACCAACAGGCTGATTACCGGCATGCTGGAAGTGCAGAAGGGCGGGACGATGCGCGGCAACATTGAACACACCGGCGGTGAACTCTCATCAAACGGTAAGGTACTGCATACCCATAAACACCCCGGCGACAGCGGCGGCACAACCGGGAGTCCTCTATGACAGCGCGTTATCTCGGAATGAATCGCAGTGATGGCCTGACGGTCACTGACCTTGAGCATATCAGCCAGAGTATCGGCGATATCCTGCGCACACCGGTCGGCTCACGGGTGATGCGCCGTGATTACGGCTCGTTGCTGGCGTCAATGATTGACCAGCCGCAGACCCCGGCGCTTGAGTTGCAGATTAAGGTCGCCTGTTACATGGCGGTGCTGAAATGGGAACCCCGCGTCACCCTGTCATCCGTCACCACGGCGCGCAGTTTTGACGGGCGAATGACGGTCACGTTAACCGGTCAGCACAACGACACCGGTCAGCCACTTTCGTTAACCATCCCTGTGAGTTGAAACCATGCCGATTATCGACCTGAACCAGCTACCCGCACCGGATGTGGTCGAGGAGCTGGACTTTGAAACCATTCTTGCCGAACGCAAGGCGACACTGATTTCCCTTTACCCGGAAGACCAGCAGGAGGTGGTCGCCCGTACCCTGACGCTGGAATCGGAGCCTCTCGTCAAACTGCTGGAAGAAAATGCTTATCGTGAGCTTATCTGGCGTCAGCGTGTGAATGAGGCCGCACGGGCGGTGATGCTGGCCTGTGCCGCCGGTAATGACCTTGATGTGATTGGTGCCAATTACAACACCACACGCCTGATTATCATCCCGGCAGATGATTCGACCATCCCGCCGACACCGGCAGTGATGGAATCTGACACCGATTATCGTCTGCGTATTCAGCAGGCGTTTGAAGGTTTAAGCGTTGCCGGGTCGGTGGGAGCCTATCAGTATCATGGTCGCAGTGCCGACGGGCGTGTCGCGGATATCTCTGTCACCAGTCCGTCTCCGGCCTGTGTCACTATCTCCGTGCTGTCCCGAGAAAATAACGGTGTCGCATCCGAAGACCTGCTGGCTGTGGTGCGTAACGCTCTTAATGGCGAGGACGTCAGGCCGGTGGCTGACCGTGTGACCGTGCAGTCTGCCGCCATTGTTGAATACCAGATAAACGCCACGCTGTATCTTTACCCTGGTCCAGAAAGCGAACCCATCCGCGCCGCCGCCGTGAAAAAACTGGAAGCGTACATCACGGCACAGCACCGGCTGGGGCGCGACATCCGTCTGTCTGCCATTTATGCCGCTTTGCATGTGGAAGGCGTGCAGCGTGTCGAACTGACTGCACCGCTGGCTGACATCGTGCTCAACAGTACGCAGGCGTCTTTTTGCACCGAATACAGCGTCGTGACCGGAGGCTCGGATGAGTGATTCGCGACTGCTGCCGACCGGCTCATCACCGCTTGAGGTCGCCGCCGCAAAAGCCTGTGCGGAAATTGAAAAAACACCGGTCAGTATTCGTGAGCTGTGGAACCCGGACTCCTGTCCGGCAAATCTGCTGCCGTGGCTGGCGTGGGCGTTTTCGGTCGACAGGTGGGATGAAAAGTGGCCGGAAGCGACAAAACGCGCCGTTATCCGCGATGCCTATTTCATCCACTGTCATAAAGGCACTATTGGCGCAATCCGACGCGTGGTGGAGCCGCTCGGCTATCTCATTAACGTAAAGGAATGGTGGGAGACAAACGACCCGCCCGGAACCTTTCGCCTTGATATCGGCGTACTGGAAAGCGGCATCACGGAGGAGATGTATCTGGAAATGGAACGGCTGATTGCCGATGCCAAACCCGCAAGTCGCCACCTTATCGGCCTGAACATTATCCAGGACATTCCCGGCTATCTGTATACAGGCGGTGTGGTCTGTGATGGTGATGTTATTACTGTTTATCCCGGATAAGTGAGAAACAATGAGCACGAAATTTAAAACCGTTATCACTACTGCCGGAGCCGCAAAGCTGGCAGCCGCCACTGTCCCCGGCGGGAAAAAAGTAAACCTGTCTGCAATGGCCGTGGGTGATGGTAATGGCAAATTGCCGGTGCCGGATACCGGTCAGACGAAGCTGGTGCATGAGGTCTGGCGTCATGCCCTGAATAAAGTCAGCGTGGATAATAAGAATAAAAACTATATCGTGGCTGAACTGGTTGTTCCGCCAGAAGTGGGCGGCTTCTGGATGCGTGAGCTTGGTCTGTATGACGATGCCGGAACACTGATTGCGGTATCCAACATGGCAGAAAGCTATAAGCCTGAACTCGCTGAAGGCTCCGGGCGTGCGCAGACCTGCCGCATGGTTATTATTGTCAGTAACGTGGCGTCCGTTGAGCTGAGTATTGATGCCAGCACGGTGATGGCGACGCAGGATTACGTCGATGACAAAATCGCAGAGCATGAGCAGTCCCGCCGCCATCCTGACGCCACACTGACAGAAAAAGGCTTTACTCAGTTAAGCAGCGCAACAAACAGCACCAGTGAAAAGCTGGCGGCAACGCCAAAGGCAGTAAAAGCAGCCTATGACAATGCTGAGAAACGTCTGCAGAAAGACCAGAACGGTGGCGATATTCCAGATAAGGGCGCTTTTCTGGACAATGTTGGCGTTACCAGCCTGACGTTTATGAAAAACAACGGCGAAATGCCGGTTGATGCTGATCTGAATACATTTGGTCCCGTTAAAGCTTATCTGGGTACATGGTCAAAAGGCACTTCGACTAATGCACAGATAGCCAAACACTTCCCGGAAGAGAATGCCGTTGGTGTCCTGGAAGTATTTGCAGCAGGAAATTTTAACGGAACACAGCGTTACACTGTTCGCAATGGAAATACTTATATTCGCCACCTGACGGCTAAATGGAACGGCAAAGATGGTCCGTGGAGCGTATGGCGTAACGTTCAGGGGACGGCCAGAACGCTGGATGACAGTATGGATCTCGATTTTCTGGCCGGGGAGGATAACCTGGGTACATGGAGAAACAGTTCCAGTACGTTAGCTTCTCTTGCGTTGCACTATCCCGAAGCTGGTAGTTACGCGCAGGGAGTGCTTGAAGTTATGAAAGGTGGTGGATTCAGTTATACCCAGCGTTATACCACTCGCCGTGGGAACATGTATGTCCGCTGCCTTGCTGCAAACTGGGATGCATCAAACCCACAGTGGGAACCGTGGCTGAGAATTGGCAGCCAGACTGCAAGCAGCTTTTATGACGGTGATTTGAATGATCTAACCGACCCTGGTATTTACAGTGTGACGGGTAAAGCAACCAATGGTCCATTGCTGGATTCATCTGGTGCAACACTACTAGGGGTGTTAGAGGTTATCAGACGTTTTGATTACGTTGCTGTATTGCAACGCTATACCACTACAGGGACAGGAACGACAACGAAAGGTCGCACGTTTGAGCGCGTCTATACCGGCAGTTCGTGGAGCGAATGGCGGGAAGTCTACACCTCGTATTCACTTCCCCTGAATCTGGGTATCGGCGGTGCTGTGGCAAAGCTCACTAGCCTGGACTGGCAGACCTACGACTTTGTGCCGGGCAGTCTGATAACCGTTCGGCTTGATAACATGACCAACATTCCCGACGGTATGGACTGGGGCGTCATTGATGGCAACCTGATAAACATCGCAGTTGGTCCGAGTGATGATTCCGGTACGGGGCGCTCAATGCATGTATGGCGCAGCACTGTAAGTAAAGCGAACTACCGCTTTTTTATGGTGCGTATTTCAGGAAATCCGGGA